TTATAAATTCAATGGCAAAAATAGAAATCATATCAAGTAAGGGAATAACCTCTGATCAATTTAAAATACTCGCAGGTGTTTCAAAAGATCCTTTTTTATTTGCTACATTTGTTTGGGTAATACATCCTGTAAAAGGAAGGGTTTTATTTGATTTATATAAATACCAAAAATTAATTTTATACCATTTTTTAAAAAATCGGTTTAATGTTATTTTAAAATTTCGACAAGCGGGAATCACAGAACTCATTTCAATGTTCTGTCTTTGGTTAGCAATGTTTCATTCGAACAAGAATATTCAAATCATATCAATTAAGGATAGGGTTGCAAAAAAGGTACTTAGAAGAATTAAATATATGTATCGCAACCTTCCTGAATTTTTAAAAATTAAAGTAGTAAATGGAAGACCTACAGATATTGGGACATCAACAGAAATCGAATTCTCTAACGGGAGTCTTATTACCTCTATACCAACTACCGAAGACGCTGGCCGATCTGAAGCAGTTTCCTTGCTCGTTATCGATGAAGCGGCTATTGTTCGTTGGGCCACCCAAATCTGGGCAGCTGCTTTCCCTACCCTCTCTACTGGTGGGGCAGCTATCATAAATTCTACACCTTATGGAGTTGGAAACTTTTTTCACAAACAATGGGTTGATTCCGTCGCAGGCGGAAATGAATTCTTTCCGATCAGGTTATTCTGGCGGATGCATCCTGAGAGAGATGATGAATGGTATCGGGTTATGTCAAATGCACTTGGCCCAAGGAGAACTGCTCAAGAAATCGATGGTGATTTCCTTACTTCAGGGAATTCAGTTTTCGATCTTACCGACATTAAAGCTATTGAGGATGGTCTCACCGAATTAATTATCCATGAAGAAAGATTAAATGGGAATTTAGTTATTGTTAAATTACCTATACCTGGTGAGAAATATTATATAGGTGCTGATGTTGCTACTGGGAGAAGTCGAGATTATTCTGCTTTTTCTGTAATGAATAGGGCAGGAGAAGAATATGCTTATTTTAAAGGAAAAATTGCTGTAGGGAAATTTGCTGATTTATTAATGGAGATAGGCAAAATGTATTTTTATGCTTTACTTGCTCCTGAGAGTAATGATATTGGGTTAGCAGTAACAACAAAAATACAAGAAAGTGGTTACCCTCATTTATTTTATACGGTTAAGTTTTTAAAAGAGAAGGGGGAATCTAGACCTAAGAAAAGTAAATTACCTGGGTGGTATACGGATAGAAAAACTCGTCCAATTATTATTGATGAATTGGAAGAAGATATTCGAAATGATCTTGTGATTATAAATAATAGGTTTTTTGTACAAGAGGCTTATACTTTTATATATGACGAACGTAATCGCCCCGTTGCTATGGGGAAACATTCAAGGGGGTCAACTGATGATGATTTACTTGAAGATGAGAATGCTTATAATGATGATAGTATTCTTTCCGAAGCCATTACTAACTTTGTTCGAAAAGGTAGAATAACTACAACAGTTGTTGCACCACAATAAATATGGTAAATTCAATACTAGTATTCCCAATAATAAAGGTAATATATTATGGCACTTAAGGATTGGTATAATCGGGTTTTTTCTAAAGGGGGTTTGATTGCGGATAACCCTTTAAAGAAAGAAGTGATAGTACCACCTGGTAGAACCAGTAGACCAACTATTGGTATTGATAATTTTGTTGATATTAGGTCAAGAGTTACTTTTATTAACCCAGGTTTTATTGCTGAATATATTCCTATCATTCGTAAACTTTCTTGGATTAATCCTGATGTGGGGGTAGCAGTTAATGATATGGTGCAATTAACTAATACTGGACATAGGGTTAAATTTGATCCTGGGGTACCTGCTGATATGCAAGAAAAAATGAGACGTCATCTTGAGGTAAAACAAATGGAATGGGGAGACGGTGTAGCGGGGATGAATGGGTTAGTTAATAAAATGATATCCCAAATTTGGATTGCTGGGGCTTTGGCTAATGAATGGGTTGTTGCAAATGATAAAAAGGGGATTAGTCATTTGGCTTTAGTTAACCCAGAAACAATCATATTTCAATGGAATAAGAAAAAATTAAGATTTTTTCCTTACCAGAAGCAGGATTTAAATACTGGGGGTGTAATGGGGGGAATAAAAACAGGGAATGTACAAGGTGGGAATTATGTAAAACTAAATACTAATACCTTTAAATATTTTGGACTTAATGGGGATACTGATATTCCCTATGGAATACCTCCATACCTTGCTGCTTTGAATGCCCTTACTACTCAGGGGGAAATGGATAAGAATATTCGTTTCATTATGAAACAGATTGGGCTCCTTGGTTTTACTCAACTTCTAATGAATAAACCAGGTCAAGATTCAGGGGAGAAGGATGAAGCTTATAAGGCTCGACTATTGAGTTTATTAGTAGAAGCTAAAGATAATGTCCTTGAAGGAGTAAAGGATGGGATAGTAGTGGGGTATGATGAAGATCATGAGTTTGAATTTAATTCTACTACAAAAAACTTAAGTGGTGTTGGGGAATTATATAACCAAAACGAAGTTCAGGTTGCTAATGGTCTTAAGATGGCTGCTCAGTTTTTGGGGGTGGGTGATGGTAGTGCTGAGACTGGAATAAATATTATATTTACAAAAATGCTTTCTCAACTTCAAAATGTTCAGAAGTTGATAGCTGCAAATCTTAAACATGGTTATTCTCTTGAATTAAGGTTAGCAGGATTTACTTTTCAAAGTATTCATGTTGATTTTAATCCATCAACTATTACTGATGAACTTAAGTTTCAACAAGCTCAGGAATATAAGGTTCGTAACGTATTTAATAAATATATGGCTGGGGTTATTGGGATGCAACAAATGGCAGATGAATTAGGATATGATAAGCCTGATGCAAAAGAACCACGAGGACCTTTAAGTGATGTGGGAGCACAAAAAGATGAACGTCAAGATCAGAATGATAAATCTGATAAGAAAATTCGAGATAAGAAAAAGGCTCAACCTAAGAAAGGGGAATCTAAGGCTATTGCTGAATTTATGGGTAGTTTTCCTGAGAATATGATAAATGAGTTCCTTGATTGGTATAATTCTAAATAACAATACTATTTATACCTTTAATATATATGAAAGATATAATACATTATGACACTGCAATTCTGATAGGAGGTCATGCTCTTATATTAGGGCATAAACCTGCTAAATTAACTATGGATCAGATTCATAAGAAGATTGAAGATGAATCTGATTTCGGATTTGCTCAATTGGGGTTATTTGATAGTTCTTCTCCTAATTATACTACTTATTATCCAGATGTTACACCAGAAGACCTTGTTCCCACAGATGATGAGTTTATTGAACCGATTTTTAGGATACTTTCTGCGGTAACAGTTCATAAAAAATTTAATCCCATTTTCTTTTCTGAGAGTATTCTTAAAAAGACTATGTATAAACTTATAGGTCAAACTATTAACGTTGATCATGAACGGGCTGTGGGGAATGCAATAGGGAGTATTAAATCCGTTGAATGGCAAAATGCTTATATAATTAATGGTATAAAAGTACCGGCAGGTATAAATGGGGTTTATAAGATTGATGGTAAAGCTAACCCAAGGTTATCAAGAGGGATTATGATGGACCCACCTTCTATCCATTCAAGTTCTGTTACGGTTAATTTTGCTTGGAAGAAATCCCATTCAAAAATGGATGATAATGAGTTTTACAGTAAACTTGGGACTTATGGTAAGGATGGGAAATTAGTACAAAGAATAGTTACTGATGTTGCAGCTTACCATGAAACTTCTTTAGTATCCCATGGGGCTGACCCATTTGCTCAAAGGATTAAAGATGGTAAAATAGTTAACCCTGAATATGCGGGGTCTCAATATTGGACTACTGATACTGCAAATAAAGTTAAGGAAGTTCATAATGCTTGTTTTTCATGGGATTGGAAGGATTGCGAATCTTTTAAAGGGGACACCATTTTAACAACTGGAACTACAATACTTGATACATATAATAATAATAATACTAAACAAACTGAAAACATGGAAGAAATATTTAAGTTCCTCGAAACATTCTTTAGTTTTAAAGCCGATTCTTTAACTGAAGAAAATTATGAAGAAATCCTTGGTAAAATTGATTATGCTGCTATATTGGCCAAGTCTGAAGCAGAACCTGAGCCTATCAAGGTTCTTGATCTTGAGGGGGTAGAAGCTATTGAAACTGAGATTACAGCTTTAAGGAAACTTAAAGATGATACTCCCGATGATTTGGCGGCTAAGATTGCTCTTGCTAACACAGGTCAAATTGCTATTGATGAGTTGAAGGTTGAAACCAAAAGGCTTTATGCAATAGTTGCTGGAGAGGGGAAAGAAGATGCTGCAATTCTTGCAGTTATTGAAGGAGCGGATTATAAGACATTACAATCTCTCCATAAACAATATGACAAGGCCACAGATGGGGAATTTAATTTTGTATGTGACGATTGTGGTTCTACTGATGTTACTCGGGCTTCTGCAAAACCTGCAAGTGAGGAAGATGGGCATACTACAAAGACAAATCAGGAGATACTAAGGAAGTTTACTGGGGGGGATAATGTAAAACTTCCGGGTTTTATGAAAGAAAAAGAGGATAAGTAATCTCTGCTAGACCTCTATTTATATAATTATAATAATAACATAAAATAATTGATAACTTAAAAACTAAATATTATGCCACACATTTTTGGAGCTGTTACAAAAACTAAAATACTCAAGTCAGAAGGCCATAAACTTTTTCAAGAGTTTGAAGTTGGGGGAGTATTATGTACTCTTACTTTTGGTGGTGACCTTGTTGCCAGTAACACAATCGATGGTGATATTGATAGTGTTAGTATTAGTCAGGTAACTTATAGTGGTAGTCATGCTACTACCATGGCTTTGATAGTTACTGAATTGTTAGGTGAAACTGCCATACTTACTGCAACTCTGATCGGTACTCATACAATAAGTTTTAGACCAGTTGATCCTGCTGCAGTTATGTTACTGGAAAATTGGGTTGTTGCTGCGGGTGCAGGTCAGGTAACTATTGCTACCGTAACTACTACAAATAGTATTTATAAAGGACAACCGGTTCAACTTGAAACCGATGGTACTATTCGACCCGTAGTTGCAGGAGATTACCGTTATAAAAATATTGGTTTTTCTATGCATGATGGTGTTGATGGGGAATTGGTAACAGTAATGATGAAGGCTTTTGCAATTATATTTATGGAAAGTGCAACAGCTTCTTTGGTTGCAGGACCTATAAAGATTCATGCTAATGGGTATAATACCACTACTGAGTATCTTGAGGTAGATGATGATTCTGTGACAACTGCTAATATGTTGGGCTGGGCTCTTGATGAAGGTGATGATGGGGATGTTATTCGGGTAGCAATAGCCCCCTAGTCACTAGACTAGTGTCTTTAGAACTATAATATAAATTAAAAAAACATATCCATATTATGAACATAGATAAATTTGAAAAAAGCCAATTTAAGGGTAAAATCCAAGAAGCCGTAAAACTTGGTGAAGCAATTCGCTCACACAAGGAAAATCCAAAAGATATTTCATTTGCGGAAGTCCTTAAAGAGAAGTATAATGTTTCTTTGGAATCATTTCTTGCTGACCTTGGAATTGACCCTGCCACTGATACTATTCAAAATCTGGTGACTGTTCCAGAAATGGATGTACGTTGGATCATACCTGAAGTGTTTAGAACTGCTTTACTATTGGGTTACCGGGCTGCTCCAATATATCCAAATATTATTGCTGCAGAAGAACAAATGCGGGGTCTTAAACAGGTTATGCCGAATATTAATATGTCTGATGCTGCTCCTCGTTATGTAGGAGAAGGAGAAACTATCCCGTTGGGAACGGTTTCTTATGGTTCAAAAGAATTTCGGATTTATAAGATTGGTAGAGGTATTAAACTTACCGATGAGGTAGTTTATTATGCTTCTTTAAATCTACTCTCTATATTTATGAGGGACTTCGGGGTTAAGTTAGGACATGCAACTGATGTACTGGCTATTGATTGTTTGGTTAACGGGGAACAATCAGATGGTTCAGAAGCAGCAAGTGTAGTTGGGACTGCTGATGGTGCAACTTTAACTTATAAGGATCTTTTAACTATTTGGGTACGTCTGGGACGTATGGGACGTATTCCTAATACCCTTATTGGTGGAGAGGCTATTGCAATTGATGTTTTGGATCTCACAGAATTTAAAACACCGGTACTGGGGACACCCCGTGAATCACTGGTTTTTAAATCCCCGGTTCCACAAAATACCAATTTCTATGTTCATGGGAATGTTGCTGCAAATCAAGCAATCATACTTGATCCTACTGCTGCTATCATTAAATTTAATGGGTGGCCATTAAAGGTTGAATCAGAAAGAATAGTATCCAATCAAACTGAGGCTTCTTATGTAACTTTGCAAACTGGTTTTGCTAAATTGTTCACAGATGCTGCAATTATTGTTGACCGTTCAACTGATATTGGAAGTTCTGCTCCATTGCCAGCTTTATTTGATGTGGATGCTTACCAGGATGTAAGTATTGATTAAGGAAAGTTAAAATATTATAAGGTAGTCTGATTCTAGTTAGGTTAAAGCTTTAATTAGAAGAAGACTATTTTTATATAAATTAAAATACATTAAGTTATGACCAAATATGTTAAATTAGGACCAAAAGCAGGTGGGTTTTCTGATCCTTCTACGGGGTTTAAAATCCTTCCAAAAGAAATTAAAAAGCTTGGCTTTAAAGAGAGGAACTCTGGTAGAATTAAAATAGCAGTTAGGGGTGGGCATCTGGTATCCTGTACTGAGAAAGAGTATGAAACTTATAAAGAATCTTTGGAAGAGAAGGTAGAACCTTTAGAAGAGAAAATAAATATTCTGAAAGATCAGTTAAAGGATTTGGAAGTAGAAAATAAGGCGTTAAAGAAAAATGGAAAAGAAGAAGAAGATAATGAACCCACTCTTCAAGAGAGCCTTGATTTAATGACTAATGATGCTTTGAATACTTATTATGAAAAGAATTTTGAAGTTGATAAAGCTCAAATCAAAATATTCAAGAAATTGAATCATGATGATAAGGTAGCTGAACTACTTGACCTGGAGAAAGAAGACTAAGTTTTATTTTTTAATATAGGGGTTTTTGCCCCTTTTTTTGAATACCTTAAAAATAAGATATCATGACTAAAACAGAATTTATAAACATACTGGAAAATGCATTGCCGCCAACAGTTAATCAGGCATTTGCTACTTGGTTAAATGATGGGATAGAAGGGCATGTATATTCACTTAAGGGCAGTGGAGGGGCAGCATCGGTTAGTGGGTTATTAATGGGAATAGGTACTGTTGCAGATCCAGCAACTACAGCCATAGCAAGTTCTAATTTTATAGAATTGCGATGTGAAACAACTGCATTAAGTGGGGATAATAGATTGCAGTATATGAGATACTATATGAACGGTATCAATGCTACCGGGGGTGAGTGTCTTAAAGCGGGAACAGTTTTAGGAGCCGCAATAGGAACTGCTCGAGGGGGACAAGCTTCTATCGAAGTCTCAAGTACAGGATATGTCACAGGATTTGCTGCTGGTTGGGATGCTTTATTAGAAGTTACAAATACAGCAGTCCCGTCAGGTGGAACATATTGTGCAGGACAAAGCCAAATTTACATGACCGGTTCTTCATCAGATTTATCAGCAGCAACTTCACATGCAATACACAGATTTAGTGTAGCAGGGCATGCAACAGCAGCAGCTAAGGTGCTTAATGCGTTTAATTTTGATGTTCCTAATTGTGCTGATAGTGGAGGAGGGGAAATGATATCCCCGGGTGACAATATAAGTACTGCTACAGGGACGATCAGGGTATTGATTAATGGGGATGTTCGATTTATACCTTTCTATTCACATGAAGGACATGCATAAAAATAAACTAGTATCCTGATATACTATTATATAATATCTTATTTAAATGTCACTATAAAATAGTATAATATGAAATTTACCATT